CGCATCTGCCGTGTTCTGCTGGCTGTTGCCGATCACGCTGTCGAGATACGGGTTTGCATTTAAATAATCGCCGCGCGCGTTGGCGCTCATCACGCCGTATCCAGTCCCAAGCCCGCCAGCCGCAGTCTGTGCCGCATTGCCGTACATGGTAGCTGCTTGGTTAGGCCCGCGCCCAAGCTCGCCCAGCCCTGCGACAGCCGCCTGCGTATTGCCCGAGTAGGTCGGGCGGAACATCGCTGAATCGCCGCCGTACTGTCCCGCACGGTTCAGGATGCTTTTCAAACCGTCTTGAGCCGGTGCCCAGGGATCGGTCTTCTGATCGGTCTTTGTCGTTTGCTTGCTGGAGCCCATCGCCTCAGAGATCCTTCTCGAGCAAAACGTGTGTCAATTTGTAATCGGGCAACTTCTTCGCCCAGCCCTTGCGCGCCACGATGTCGAGCCGGGAGCACCCGTTCGCCCGCGCCCATGCTTCAAGCTGATCGACCAGATACAGCCACCGGCCGCTGTCCTCACCGGTCAGGAACCGCACGCCGCAAATCCACAAGTCGGACAACTCGCGATAGATCTCAGTTCCGAAAACCGCCTTCGGCCCCTGCGCTACGTCATCCCAGATGATCCAGAGCTGCCATTGACCCGTTGCAAACTGATCCATCATCGCGGGAACGGACATGCGGCCCCTGGAGCGCTCTGCCACGTCCTCCAGCTTGCTTAGGATCATAGGCAGCACGCGCCCGACATGCTCTTTCGGGATCATCACGAGCTGCACTGAATCCTGCGGCGTGTTCTCAACCTCGTCGAAGCTGCCTTCGATGCTCATCCACCCACCACCGCGTAAAGGAATGTTCTGTCGGTATCGGCCGTACTGTCGTGCGTAATCACGAACGACCCAGCCACTACGCTAGATATCCGCCATTGCGCCGTGCGCGCCGTCTCTGTTGTCGGAACGAGGATTGGGACTGAACTCGTTGTGATGTTCGACCGCGTGACCGTCGTTGTGGTCTGGCTCGCTCGAAGCGTCACCGAACTGGTGTTGTTACCCTTGCCGCGGATTAGCTCGTTGATTGCGAAATCCCGGTCACGTTCTTGCGCACCGGAGGGCGGGAGTTCTCTCACCGCTTCCCAAGCCGTTTCGCGATGGTTTCAATGCCTTTCAGCGTGGTCCAGGTTGCCCCGGCTGGAATCGTGATGCGCGCCCGTGCAAGGAATCCGCTGGAATGCGCCGGAATTTCCCCGGTGTCCTCCATGGCCTCCGATGCTCCAAACGTCACCGCATCACCGTCACGCTCGCGCGCCGCAATCGCCACTGTCGCCGCTGTGGAATCAACCGCAGGACGTGTTGCCCGGATATACGCACGCCCCGGTGACTGACCGTCCGATGTCGTTATCCGTGCTTCGAGGTTTGCGCCCTGCAGGAACGCCAGCCGGTTGTCGGTCCCAAAGATGCCGATCACCGATGCGCCCGCCTTCCAAAACGGACTGTCGAGCGAATAGGGCAGCGTGTCGATGGTGCCGTAATCGTTCATCGTGTCGAGCGTCACGTCTGATGTCGTCCATGACGCCAGGGCCTCGACGCTGATATTCGCGAACGTCGCCTCGTCAAGCACGCGATCGTAAATCAGGAGCCGGTCAGGCGTGGTGCCCGAGTTATCGCGTGAGATGTAAGCCCAAAGGATGATCGGGTTGATCGGGTCTGCGGCCCCCAGGATTTCGCCCTCGGTGCCGGCCCGGTAATCGCCCATAAAATACGTGCGCCACTTGTTGACGCCTATCTGCTGCTGACCACCGCTGTTCAGGTCCATGCGATAGAACCCGTCAGAAGCCAGATAAAACGCTTGATCGCCGAGCTTTACGAGGCTGTTGGGAGCAACCAGCCCTTTCCCGCCCTGTACCTCGTCAAACTGGAAAACGGCTTCAGAACCCGGCACAAACGTCATGCGCGTGACGCGGGATTTCTGGAAGATGTAGCCCGTTGCTCCACCGAGCAGGCCCGTGATCGGGCCCCCGGTCGGCTGGTCCTGGTAATCACTCGATGCTGTGCCCGGCGTCCAGACTTCAGCGTCGTTCAAGCCTGACCAGTGAACGCGGGTCTCATATCCGTTGATTGCCCCCAGGACCACGAAATCACGAACGATCGCCACATAGCGCGCTGATGGGGGACTACCCGGTAAATCATCAAACGCCTCAGACGTGCCGAGTTCATAATACTGAACAACATCGAGGTAATTCGTGGCGATCACGTATTGCCCGAACAGTTCAAACCGCCAGCGCTCGCCGGCCGGGGTTGCATAGAACCCTTCTGACGTAATCGTTGCTGCGGCCTCGTCCGTAATGTTGCTGGCGTCTTCAGCCGTGATGATCTCTCCCGGCTTGCTCACATCTGACCATGTGGCGGCGGTCAGACGGTAAAGCTTGGTGGCATCGCCAGCAAACGGGAACGTCGAACCATCGTCGCCGAGCACCACCGCCGCGCCGAGGCAGTCGTCCTGCAGGGCGTTCGTCACTGCAACGGGGCCAGCCAGAGATTTGAACCCGATCGGGCTCGGGAGAACGTTGCGCGCCTCACTCACCGCCGGCGTGTTGATGCCTGCCGCGTCTGGTCTCCAGGCTCCAAACGGAATCACGGCATTCCCTGCCGAGTTCTGATCTTCAGAGGTCCACCACCAAAGCGGCGACCGTGCGCGCTGGTGTTGATGCCTGCGATATGCGCCCGATAGCGCGTGAAATGCTGCACAGCCAGATCAGCGTCCTGCATGAACGAGAACGCTTCAAACAGCGTGCCCGACAGATACAGCAGGGGGTAGGCCGTCAGCAGTTCGTTGGTCGTGTTCTCGGGGCCGAGCGCGTCGAACCGCTTGTAGTAGAGCAGCGAGATTGAACCCGTATACGTCGGCGTGACTTTAATTGCCGTGCCTTCAATTGTGTAAAACGCCGGGTCTCCCGTCGCGAGGTCGGCGTCCTTTGCCGCCCATTGCCGAGGGCTCATGAACTCAAGCCCCACGATATCATTAGCCCGGCTTACGGTGCGTATCGACACGACATCAGTCGGCAGCGTGCCAACGCCATCCGTCACCGTGACCGTGCCCGTGGTTTCTTGCTCGGGCGAGGTCAGCGGATCACAGAACAGCGGATCGGTCGGCCCCTCGCCAGATCCCGCATAGAGCCGTTGCTCCATGAACGCGACAAACGTCGGGATCTGGTTGGAGAATGTCGTGTCTTGGCGAACGGCCCAGGTTTTCACTGCCTGGGCCAACCCGTCATAGTCCGTAAACAGTGCCATTAGGCGGCAACGCCCTTGATCACTGCGAAGTTGAACACGGGCTGCTCTGTCGTGGTGCCAGAGAACGTTGCGAACGTGATCTGGAACGACCCGGCAGCGACCGCAGACACGGACACGATGTATTTATCGGTGCCGCTCTTTTGCGAAACCACCACCACGTCAGTCGCAGCCACGGCCGAGTTTGTCACCGTGAATGACGCCGCCGTGGTCGAGCCCGCCGCTGAGACAAGCGTAATTGCACCTGTGGGTGCGTTCACCGTCACGCCCGTCGTGCGGTTCGTTGCTTGTGTGACCGCACCGCCTGCACCCGTAGCATAGCCGATGCCGGCCGTGCCCCGGCTTAGAATGCCGCGCGCGGACAGGACATTACCCGTCCCGGTCGGGTTCAGGTCGATGGTGCCCGAGCCCTTGGCATTGATGGTCAGGTTTTCGTTAGTGCCCGACGAGATAGCGGCAAGGTTGACGCCCGCCGCTGCTGCGGCGCCGATCACCGTCAATCCCGTCGCAACCGAAGCCGTGGCCGCATTGACGGACAGAACCGGGTTCGTCGCACCGTTGGCACCAACCGCCAAAGCAGCAGCACCCGCGCTCGTCCCCGTGATCGCACCCGTAACGCCGGTTGCGCGAGCAAGAGCAATCGCACCCGTTGCGGTTCCGTTGATCGTGACCGTGCCAGAGCCCTTGGCGTCGATGACGAGGTTTTCGTTCGTACCGCTGGAGATAACGGAGATGTCTGCACCAGCCGCTGCGGCGCGGCCGGTAAGCTTGATGCCAGTCGCAGCCGACGACACCGAACAATCGACGGAAATAACGGGGTTCGTCGCCCCGTTACGACCAAGGGCCAATGACGGATTCGCTGTGCCCGTGAGAGCTGCCAATGATGCCATGATGATTGATCCTTAATTGAGATAGATGGGAGAGCTGGCCGCGTCGAAGATCTGTTCGCCGGCCTGATCGAAGATTTCCTCAAGCGCCGTTTGTTCGGCGTTCAGTTGCTCGACGGTTTCGTCGGCGTAGCCCTGCGCATTGACGTAAGTCACAGTGGCCGTGGTCAGGCACGCCGCGGTCAACGCTGTGTTATTGGCAACGATCAGGGGATGTGAGAACACAACCGCAATCGGACCAGATGCCGCCGACGCAGAGTACCGCCAGAGCACAGTCGAACCGCTCTTGAGCACTACTTCTGTGACGGTCGCGCTTGTGTTGTGGACCTGTACTGACGTGACATAGATCGCCTTTCCCGCACCAGGAGCCGCTTTCAGCGTCACATCTGACGTGTTGGTGATGCCGCCCGCTGCCGCCGCATAGGACCACGGGGCGAATATGGTCGGCTGACCGGCAGGGAGACCAGCACCAGCGCTGCCCCCACCGATCAAATCACCCGTCGCGCCGCCGCGGACTGGCACCCACCGGTTGTCCGCATCGAGAACGTGAAGGTTCGCGACAGTCATATCACCACCTCCGCGCACTTGAGATATCGCCACTCGGGGTCATTCAATTTCTTGATGACCGCCTTGCGATGATCAGGGTTCCACACGTCAATGCCGTACTGCGTCAGCCACTTGTACTGAATGCCGATGGGGATCGTGGCTTCGAGCCGCCAATCACCTTGCTTGCGCCACGTATCGCGCCCGAGGTTCTGGCGCTGTTTATTCGCCTCGATCCACGGCTCTACGTCTTGATGTGTGTGGACCACGAAGCCGGTATCCGTGGCTTCGAAGTATTCAGAGATCCCCGTCAGAGGATCGAAATCCAGTAATCGTTTCATCGTCCACCGCCTCTTGTTGTCTGGGCGGGCGTCCACGGCGTTTTTTCGGCTGCTCAACTGTCGGCGTCAGCGTGGCGATATAGTCATCAACCGCTTCTTCGCCGGTCTCACGCGCCGCTGCCCGAACTTCGGGAGGCAGAGCATCGAACAACCTCATGCGCTTGGCCGAGAGGGCTTGTTGCTCGGCTAGGTGCCGGGCCTTCATGTCCTCTTCGGCTTTGCGAATGTGCTCCCTGACATCCTCGGGCTCGACTAATTCGACTTTCTTGCGGGATAGCCCGACGAAAGCCACGTCAGCCGGTAGCTCGACGACATCACCTTGCTTGTGGACGCCCCCGAGGCCGTCGTGGAACTCAGCACAAAGAATCCTGACGACCTTGGGTGCCATGTTGATTACGAGAGGTCAGCGACGACGCCGTTTGCGGCCTCGTCCTTGCAGCAGAGGGTGAGTTCGCACTTGAGCAAACGCTTCTCAGCGTGGCCCGTCCGTGCAAGCTCGATGGTGGACATGGCCTGCAAGAACTTCAACTCCCAAGTTGAAGGCGTGAGGACAAGAGCCTCCAGGCCAGCATAGAGACCGTTGGTTGCTGAGCGTGCCGAACCCGTATGCTCGACAACGCCTGCGCCCATAAAGCGGTTCGGGACCAACTTGTGAGTTCCAAAATCGCTCTTATACACGTCGGCCGCGCCGTAAATCATGACCTTGTTCTGGCCGTTCACGTCGTTTTGCAGCGAGGCGATGCCGGCGAACGTGGAAGCCGTCTGCTTTTTCGTGCCGGTCATCATCACCGTGTCAGGCTCGCCGCCGCTGTTCCAAGCGTCCTTGATCACGCTCTTGAGAAGCGTTTCCGTGAACGCGCGCGGCGTTCCATCGGTCGAAGCATGGGTCAGGCCCGTACCGGACTGAAACCCTCCAGACGCGCCGCTAGCGCCACGGGAGACGTTCGACGTGATCCATGACGGTGCACCCGCCAACTGACCCGCCGTGGTGCTGTTACCCACCAGCGACGAGAAGTTCCCGGTGATGCGCATTTCGATGTCGCGCTTTAATTCCTTGCCCGACTTAGCGACCTGATACTTCAGTTCGCTCGAGCGGCCGGCTGCGTCGACGGCTTGCGACGTATCGGAAACCACGACAACCTTGTCGAACAGCTGCACGAAGTTCTTAAGGCGCGACGGCTGAACCATCGTGTTGCCCGCGGCGATGTCGTCGCCTTCGATCGTCGCATTTGCCGGATCGGGAGCGGCGAGGGTATCTTTCATCCACTCAGGACTACGGTTCTTCGCGGTGCCCTTGCGAGCCATTGAGTAAAACGGAACTTCCATCGGGGATATGTTGGTGATGACGTCGGACAGATCCTCACGGATGCCGACCATTGCGAACGTCTGAACGGTGCCGGTGTAAATGGTCATTGTCGTGTGTCCTTAGATTAGCCCTTCAAGCGCTGCTGCCGCATCTTCAAGCGAGCCGCTTTGCGTGAGACGACCGCGGGCTTCTGTTGCCTGGCGTCGCGTGGGCGATTGCTGATCACGGGCGGACCCGCGGATGAGTTTGGGCTTGGCACGTACCACTTTCACGGCCTCGGCCTGCTTGGCCTGGCCCTTGCGATAAGCGAGCGCGTCTTTCGCCAGTGCATAGATGCGATGGTCTAGAGTTAGCTCCGACGACAGGAACGCATCGTCAATGCCGTAGTGCTTCGCCAGTTCTCCGCGGACCTCGCTCTGTGCCGCCTTATCGGACAGCACCTCCGGCCAGATCGATTTGAGCTTTGCCTGTTCACGCTGCCAACGGGCGGCGCGGACGGCCTCTTGCTCATGACGCTGCTGGTGTTCTAACTCGCTCAAATGCGTTTCGACAGCCTGCTGCTGATGAAGCGCCTGTTGGTATTGCTGGACGCCCTGGTAATAGGCTTCAGGGTTGTAATGGGGGGAGTTCGGGTTCACAAGCTCCGTGCTCGGAACCTGCGGCTGGTTCATCGCGGCGAAGCGCTTCAGCCCTGTGATGTATTGCTCGCGCGCCCGTGTGGTTTCGACGATCGCCTGCTCGATTTCCTGCGGGAGAAGCGGCTGGGCCTTGAACTTCTCAATCTCGCCCTGGAGATCCTTGGACTTGCGGTAGCCTTCCCAGACCTCGGAAACCTTGAACCGGCTGGGCTCTTTCCCATCCTCCTCGACGATCTCGAGGTAATCGTCCTCCTCCTCGGCCGCAGCTTCGGTCTTTGGCGCTGCGTTGTCGCCCGGTGGCGTGTTGCGGAGCGCATCGGCCTGCTTCAGTACATCATCCGCAGGCTTGGCAGCAAATCGGCCGGCGTCGTCCCGGTTGGCGCTGAACACCTCGATGGCGCTGTCGGGGATCGCGAGAGCTGCGCTGTCTACCGTGCCGTCCTGCTGAAGATTCTCAGTCATGGGTTGTCCTGTTTACTGTTCTATCTGCACGTTGGCCCGCTGCGGCTGCGTGCTTCATTTCGTTACGCAAGCTCTGGAGGGCGAGAACCGATGTTTGCGCCGCGCGAAGCTGGGCGTCTGTCAGCTCAGGGTTGAGCAAGTTCGCCTGATGCCGCTTTTCTGCAGCGTCGAGAAATGCTGCGATGTGCGGATCGGCAATGAATGCACCGAGCGCTAGGCCCCGTTCGATTTCAGCCTGATGCCGTTCAGATTTAGGTCGTCGCATCAGCGGGGCGGAATCCCTGGCATGGCCTGCTGTGGCATTCCCTGCGCCCCTTGCAGCATTGTCTTTGCCGCCATCATCTCAGCCGACTGCTGATCCATTCCAGCCGCCATGAACTGCTTGACGAGGGCGATTAGGCCACCTCCACCGCCGCCCGGTCCTGGCATCGGTGCTGCCCCAGCCATGGGGTTGCCGCCTAAAAGGCCCGGTGCTTGCTCGTTCATCCGATATCTCCGCCCATTCTCACGCCATCACCGCCGACTGTGGTCTTTGCTTTCGCAGCTGCTTGCTTTTCAGCCATCTGCGATTTGTGCTCATGCTCACGTTCGGCGAGGTTCATCTCGAACGACTGCCGCTCACGGGCAAGTTCCATCTCGAAATCCTGCCTACGGATCGCTATCTGCGCTTCCATTTCCTGTTTGCGCACTTCCAATGCCGCACGCTGTTCTTCTGCCTGCTGCTTGAGTTGTGCATCCAATTGCGCGGACTCGCGTTTCATCTGCAGTTCCGCGGAAACCCGCTGAGTTTCAAACTGGAAGCGCTGTTGATCGGACTGGGCCTGAAGTTGCAGCTTCGCCTGTTCCAGTTCCGCCTTGGCTTTCATCTCGACCGCTTTGGGATCTTCCTGCGGTGGCGGGGCCAGTTTCTCAGGCGGGAGCTGCGAAACGTCTTGGAAAAACCTGGAACTGTCGCGAAATCCCATGGTTTCAACCATGCGGGACAGCGTGTGCGCGTACTCTTTAATCCCGCATAACGGGTTGCTCATGCCTGCCTGAAGTATGACTTGCTCTTGCTTCTGAGCAATCATCGCCAAGTTCGCGAGCATGGTCTGCCGGTTTGCCGCCGACATGGCGACGTGCACTTTGACCGACATCGAGTCCGACCAGCGCCGCGGGTCCATCTGAACCGGCTTGCCCTTGATCCGTACCCACTTGGGTTGATCCTGATGGGCGCAGAGCAGATGCAACACACGCTGAAGGACTTCCTCGACGCCCTTTGCCAGCCAGCGGGCTACAAGCTCAATCCGGTCGTTCGCCGCGGCCTGCAGCATGTCGATGCCGCTTGCCGTCTTAGTGATCGCCTCGGGGTTCAGCCCTTGCGCGTGCCGCGTGACGCCTGATGCCTGCTCTGACTTCTGATCCCAGTATTCAAGCGTCTGATAGCCCGATGCCGTGAGGTCTGGCGTGACGATGGGCATAAGCTTGGTGCGGGGATCGCCCGTAACACCGATGGTCCCGCCGACCTCTGCATCGATCAGGCTGTCAACGTCCTCGGGGTCCATTCCGGTCTTGTCATAGGCCACACGAGGCAACAGCGACTGGTCGAGGGCGTCCAGCGTGCGCCGCGTGACCACCGTGCGGATCTTCTGGATATCCGTGATCGTGTCGGCTATCGACCGGCCAACGAGCTTATGTGCAACACGGATAGGCGACCAGACCACGAATTCTGAGGTATCAACGCGCTCGTTCTCAAGGATCGTGCTGTTGACCCGCTTAATCTGGCGAAGCTCGACAATGCCGTCGTTATCGTAATCGACCCGAACGTATTCGGTGAACAGGCGGACTTTCTTGCGCTTGTCGTGGTTCGAGCTTTCGCGATTGTTGCTGACGCTTTCCTGCTGGAACCGGGCCAGGGTGCGCGGGTCGCTCTCGGCCTCAACCGTGCGGGCCGTCTCACCCACATACTCCGGGTCGAGGTCGCGGGCTTTGTCGGGAAACTCCCTAATCAGGTCGGTGACGAACACCTCCTGCTCACGGGCATGGTACATCGCGCTTTTGATGTCGCGGGCCCGCCGGCTGATGCGGAACTCCTCGGGCGGTACATTCTCGATACAAGCGCGGCCAACGAGCGGCGTCTTTTGAACCTTCAGCGAGAACGTGCCGGGCTGGTCTGCGTCCTCATCGGCTTCAAGGATTTCGTATTCGGGATCTTGTAGATAGACCTGCAACTGATCGGGAGACACGCCGTTCATCTCTTGCGGCGAGGCGGCTTGCGGATCTTCCCAACGTACTGAGGCAACGCCGATCTTCTGAAGCAGCCCGTCGAATGCGAAATCGTGCAGGATAGCCGCGCCGTCGTTTTCATTCCAGAACACGTGCGCGATGCAGTCCGATATGGTCTGGGTGTTTTCCTCGTCCTGCGGCGAGCGGGTTTCGACCGACACTAGATCATCCGACGCCATGAACACCCGCATGAGGTCGGGCATCATCCAGTTGATCGTGTCTTCAATGTCGTGGGTGCGTACCTTGGAGCGGCCCTCGACCTCATCGCCGTAGGGCTTGGCGAAGAACCGGTCGAGGGCTTCAGCCTGTTCCTTGGCGAGTTCGGAGGTGTAGTAGCTCGAGCTATCGACTTCCTCGGCCCGCAGGATGGCAACCAGAGTTAGTTCATCCATAGGCGCACCGCGGGCTTTGCTCGCCTTGCGATCGTCCTCAAAGCCGGTGATGCTGTCTAAAGGGCTCAAGCTCTCGTTCCAAGGTTCGGGCGCCGGCGAATGTTCGAGCGCTCTATTTTCTGTCGGTAGTTCACGGCAAACTCGCCGAAGGCGTCAGCGCCATGAGATGACCAGTCGTGGTAGGGATGCTGCTGGAACGCCTTGCGCTTGTCGTCCCACTGCTTGCGGTAGTGGCGGAGCGCTTCCAATCCAGTCTTGCACTTCACCGCGTCGAACACGCACCGGGGCAACATCATGCGGGCTGCGTTGATACGGTCGGTCGGGTCAGCCTTAACACCCACATGGATCGGGCGAATGCCGACGCCTTCCAGCGTATCCTTGCGGGCTTTCCCGCTCGTCAGTTCGCGTATCGCGACATCGTGCGGCAGGTAGTGAGTGCCGTAAACGTAGGGCTTTGATAGCAGCGCTCTGGCGGTATCTGTCAGCGAGAGGTTCGATGCCTCGTAATAGTCAATCACCCGGATTTCGCGGCCTATAGCCTGGAAGAACCACACCGCCGTTGCGTCGTCTATTCCGAGATCCCATGCCGTATCTACTGACACCGCCCGCTCGTGTGGCACCGCAGTGATGCGCTTGTCTTTGTCGAGCTGCTGAATGTCAGCGCCGTAGTAAGAGCCGATAATCGCAGCATCAAAGCTGCACTCGAACTCTTGTTCATACTGGTCGTCCGTCAACTCCAGACGGGCGGCAGCGAGTTCGTCAGCGGCGATCAATCCGGTTTCGCTTGCGCGTAACATCGTGCGCGACCAGTCCACCGAAGACCCTGCCTTTTCCCAGATGTCCCAAAATGAGTTGCGGCCCTTCGGCGTACCGATAAACAGTGCGGATCCGCGGCGGTCAGCCAGAGCGGGCCGGATAACCAGAGGCCAAACAGTCGGGTTCATGTCGGCATATTCATCGAGCACGACATCATCGAAATACATGCCGCGCAGGCTGTCCGCGTTGTCGGCGCCGAATAGCTGCACACGCGATCCATTCAGCAGCGTGACGCGGAGTTCGGTTTCGTGCGGCGGCTCTGCTGCGACGGGGCGTGAGATTGATTTTATGTAATCCCAGGCGGCTCGCTTTGCCTGCCCATATGTCGGGGCGATGTATGCGGTGCGCGCTTCAGGTAGTTCGCAGGTCAACGCCTTAAGCAACGAGCGCTGCACAGCACCAACCGTCTTTCCGGCTCTGCGATGGCAAACGCCGACGCTAAATCTCGTCTTCGGAATCACCATAGGCCGCAACTGCGGACGGATGGCGAGCACCAATTCCGGCCTCGACAATGCGGACGATGACCTCATTACGGATCGGGCCGCCATCTTCTCCCGTGATTGCTTGAGGCGCCTTACCGTAGGCGCGGTCTAGGATTTCCTTGCAGGCCGAAACCTGTGCGGATTCGCTCTCTGCTTTCTCTGCGAGTATCGCTAAACGACGGATTGCCATCTCTGCGTGGCGCAGGGCGTATACGCGTGCGGCATCGGCGGCGCCGTACTGCTTTGGCTTGGTCGTCGCACCCTTGGGACGGCCTCGGCCTCGTGAATTTTTTTCCTCTACTACGTCAAGCACTTGCAAATTTCCTGTATTTTCCCTGAATTTTTAATTCCGCTTAAGCAGCCATGTGAACCCGGCCAATAGGGCCAGCGGGAGCGGGTCGAGAGCTGGCAGGTATGGAATGGGCATCTTATAGATGCGGGCCACAACGCTGATGAACACGAGCACGAGCGCGGTACTCGCGATCCAGTAGAGCCATCCAATGATGTAATCGACCCAGGAGCGGAGTTCTGATGCTGCTGCTTGCGGTGTCATGGCTTCACGTCCTGCGCGGGCGGGAACTTGAGCTTTGACCAGTCCATTGATGACTGACAGGCGGAGAGTGAAAGAGCCAGGGCGAGGATCAGAGCAATGCGGGTCATGAGTCACACATCCTTATGCGTGTTTCGTATTCGCGGCGATCAGCAAAGCCAAGGGCGACAATCTCAGCGAGGTCCTGCGTGTCATCCGAATTCTCAGTGCTGACGACGCAAAGGCGATCATCCAGGTCGACGCCGATGACCATGAGCCGCCGCCAGCGTTGACGGGACACATCGTCGAGGATGTCGTCGGGGGTTTTCACGAGCTGAGCGCCTTGTAGACGGTCCAAAGGATGATTGCTGCAATGGCGATCGCTGCCGCAGTGAATGCGATCTCAGCCATTCGTGCTCCGTTGCCTTGCGTTCATCGTCGCGGCGAAATGGGGCCACGATCGCGTGCGATAAAATGATGGTTGGTTGCGTCGAGTTGTACCGCGTCCCGCATAAACAAAAACGGAGCCCAAGTTAGTACCGGGCTCCGTCGATGCGTTGGGCAACTGTACGACACCTGAAGTGATTTGCACCCCCTGTCAAGAGTCCATTGACGGTTTTTCGAACGCCCATACGATAGGGATGAGCTTGATCAAAAGATCGCGCACGTTACCTATTCCGCCTAAATCCAAGCAGTCGCCATTCTCACTTTTCCACTCGGAAAACGCTGCCTCAGCCTGCTCAATCATTTCGGGTGCCACTTCGATGGGTGTGTTGCTCATTTGATTCACCACTGGCCCCAATTGTCAGGGTAGATGCTACTTGAGTTCTGAACGATCAGTTGCGCAAGCGTTTCGCAGAACTGCCAGTGCTCGTTGCCCTCGACTGCGCCCCACAGATACCCGTCTGCACCTCTGGGCGGTATCGGCGCTCCAGGCATTTTCAAATATAGCTTTTTAGTTATATGGAGCACCGCGCGCTTGTTCGCTGGTGTCGTCATGATCTCTGCCCCCCCCTTCGTCTAGTGGCTATTATGATTCACTCCGCTCCCGCTGATCAGGTGGTGAAGGTAGGGGCTGCCAGTGGGATGGCTGCATCGTCCATGGCCAGTCACACACGATGACGCCGCCGCGCCATCCGATGTTCATACCGACGCCGTACTTCGGCCAGAGCTGTCCCGTCGCTGCATCTGGCAAAGCCACCAGAAGGACGGGCGTTCTTGTTGGCGCTGTCTCTATAGGTTGCCAGCTCATTTGATGCTCCCGTCCGCAGGCGCACGCAGTGCGGTATCAATGAGGAACCTGAACGCATCACCCTTTTTCACCTCGACGGGCATCCAAACGCGATGTTTTACGATGAAAGGCCCTTCGTAATCGCTGAATTGGTGAAGCGCATACTCAACCCGCTCGTATGCGGCAGACACGGGTTCGACGGGATCGTCCGAATAGCCAAATTCGGGTATTTTTTGCGGCTTCGGAACAACCAGAACTGACCCTACCCTATCTGGGTTGTAATACTGCCCGTGACCTGGGCCGCCGATCACATATCCATTTATGCCCATCTCGCTCATTTGCCGGTCCTCTTATCCGCAACGTGCTGGCCGAATAGCCATTCATTCAATCTGACGAACACGCCCTTGCGAGGGGGTTGCGGCGGTCTTTGCTCCCACAACAGACCCGTATGGCCACACGGACGCTCCATGGCTCTCTCAACCATGATAGTGGCGCCGGTCGCTTGACACCGTGAAGACCCATCAATCCGCAGAGGCGCATAGCGGCACGTCACGCAGGCGCGCTTTGGCTTGTCGTCGCTCATTTGATGCTCCGCTTGTCTTGCTGCTCAGCGATTTCCCAAAGCACCGAGTTCAGATAGTTACCCAGCGGGCGGCGCTGCTTGTCGGCGATCTCCTGCAATCGTTTTCGCAGATCGTCGTCCATGCGAAACGTGTAATTGCTGGACTTTTTCACTGTGTTGCTCCCTTGCACCGAAACATAGGGAGGATAATACATTGCGTTGCGTGTCGTGTCAATTGCCTTGTAAAGCAATATGAGACGTGGCATACGAATAAGGCCGGTAGCTGCTGTAACAGCCCCGGCCTTTATGTCTCAAACCTTTTACGGGAAGGATCTCGACAATGACACACACTAACATAATCAGAAGCTGGCCTGCAATCGCACTTGGAACAACGTTCGCTGCTGGGACTACTTACGTGCTCACGGAAGATCTGTGGCACGGGGCGCGGTTCACGACGGCGCATCTCATGACGGTCCTCGCGATCGTCGGCACTATCGCAGCAGCACATGGGGCTTGGCCTCGGTTGTTGCGGGGCGAAGTCTTAGCCGCCGGCGCGCTCGGGCTGATCTTTCTCGGCGGGACGTTCGTCATCGTCACGAGTTCGGCGGGGCGCAATGCCGAGGTCCAGCAATCGAAGAACACCGCAGTTCGCCAGCGTAATGTAGAGCGGGCTGATATGGACGGGCAGGTTGCAGAGGCTCGCAAGGTTCTGCGCACCACTGAGGACGCACGGGCCAAGGAATGCGGATCGGGCAAGGGTCCGCGTTGTGAGGGCTGGAAGTCCACCGTCGAGGCTCACGTCTCCCATGTGGCGCTAATCGAAGCTCGGCGGCAGATGATGGGCGGGGTCGAGCGCGAGAACGCCGGCTATGCCCATGCCGCTGCTGTCTATGGGGCGATGCTTGGATCGGAACCGGCATCGGTCGAGCGGACGCTTACGTTGCTTATGCCTTTTGCGCTCGTGCTGATCTGCGAGTTCGGAACGATCGTGTTCCTCGGCCTGGGCATCGGCCACGGTGTCGGGCCTACTGGTGGTCAGCGCGTACCGCAACTGCCAGAGGTTCCCGAGGTAGTCGAGGACGAGCCGAACGTCGTGCAGTGGGCTCAAGCGTTCGAAGCCAAAAATAAACGGTCGCCCCGTTTGCCCGAACTCCAAGCCGCGTTCCCGTCAATGAGCCGCACGACACTGTGGAGACGTACTGCAGCAGCGTAATCCCTTGCATATTCTGCAATAGTTGGCCGGAACCCACTCAGTTCCGGCCTTTTTCTTTGGGTTTCACGCCGGGCGATTGACGCCTATGGATCGCCGAAGGCGCGGAAGTAGCCCCATTGCCTCGCTAGGGCGTGCAGCGCGTCTCGGATCACTCGACTTGCAACCTCCTGGGCTTTGCTCCGATACCCCAGCCGCCGGCCAACCGCCTCTGCACTCTCATTATGCTCAATGCAGAGTACCAGACATTTCCAAGCGGTATCATCCAATCCCGCCGCTGCGTCAGCGAGTTTCACCCGACAAGTGGATTTCCACTCCGGTCCCAAGAGGCGGAACGCAGTGGTCTGGCCGATGGGCGTTCCATTCCATCTTTGATCCCCATACGCGCCGACAATTCCCGTGGCATCATGCACGACATGCCAGAGCATATCCAACTCGCGCGCAGCCATGGCCTGCTCAGGCCGCAAACCGCCCTTGAGCGCCATCGTTTCGTACCAGGGCCTGATCCGCCCGTACTCTCTGCGAACGGTCTGCGATGTGTGCGGGGCCTCGTAGCGGTCGCCGTGGTGCCGGCGGAACTCGTCAGTCGCGGTGATCGTTTCTGACACTTGCAGTCTCCTGTCTAACAGGACGCGCACTCGATTTCTTGAACTGAGACTTGCGAAGCTCGGTCGTGAGCTGCCGGTTCACCTTGCGGAGCCAGTCTCGGGAGGCTCGGAGGTCGATAATCTCATCGATCAAATCGTCGATGATCGCCTGCTGGCTTCTCATTGCCGGGGCTCCTGCATCCAGTCTGGGCGCTCGCTGGGACGAGTATGAAATGATGAGGCGGACGGCTTGAAACGAATCCGGACTCTGAAGATTGGTTCAAGCTGCCGTTGGGATTCCGGTGCGGTCATCATGCGGCTATGCCTTCTGCTTGGAGGCCCATCGCTAGCTTCACCGCAGCAGCAACAGCGCGACCCATTGGAAGCGGAACACCGTTGCCGATGCCGATGCGAAGGGCTTTCGATGTGAATGCGCCATGCTCTTTCAGCAGAGCCACGAAGTCGGCCGGGACGCCCTGATCGGCGGCTTGATCTTCAACCGGACGAGATTGAAGGCGAGCATGATCTGCGTGCCCTTGATTGCCCCTCTGGCGTCCGTTGGCTTCAAGCACTGCCACCTTGCGGCGACCGCCGCTGTTGGTCGTGACTGTCGGCTTCGGGTTTGCAGAGTGCAGAGCTAGTGTTTCGATCTGCCACTTAGGAACGGCCCCGGCTAAACCGAACGTAAACCGACGTTCCCGGTTGGTCGCACCGCCAACCCAAACGTCTTTTACAATCGCCGGAGCCACGCCGTATCCCTGCGGCTCCGGTACAGGTGCGCCGTTGACGTTCTCCATGATGAACCACTGAGGGGCCGCAGCTTCAACGATCCTGATAAATTCAGGAATGAGGTCGGGCGCAACAGCTTCCGGCCCATGCACCGCCCTGACTACGTTCGCGAGCGGCGACCAGCATTTGCACGGCGGGCCACCAATCACGCCGTCGAACCTTCCCGCCGGCGGATGGAAGTTGCGAACGTCGCCACCCCATAGAAGATCAGGGCCGCGCACCACGCAGAACCCAGCTTCCTCGAATGCCATGTCGAGCAGACCGATGCCGGGAAACAGTGAAAGGACAAGTTGGCTCATGTCCGCCCTGCCTTTGCCGGGGAGACGGCGCGCTGCTTTTTTGATCCGGCAATCCGCCTCTGCTTGCTGGCGTCGAACGAATGAACACGGGTGACTTTCCCGGTCTTCGGATCAACCTTGATGCCCTTTACGGGGATTGGTTTCTTTGCAGGCGTCGAGTAGTTCCCGGCATCAAGAAGTTCGCGCATTTTGGCTTGGAATTGCTTCGCGCCCTCCAATGCCTGATCGCGGAAACTGTAGCCTCCTACGTGCGCCATGTACGATCCGGAATCCGCGTTACCGACGCGCTTGTTGCCGAGATGAGCGACGTAATAAGGGAAATCCAGAAACTTGCCGTCTTTGAAGTAGCCAACTTCGCGCACCACTCGCGGCTTGGCGTTCACGTAGTATTCAAGCTCTGCCTTGGTCAGATGACATTTGTAATCGCTCATTCTGCTGCCTCCCTAAACGCTGGAACCTCGTCGGAAATTTCGTCCCAGATCATCATAAAGTCGCGCTGCACTTCGTCATGATCCGCCCGCTGCTGGGGCGTCATCCTCGCAAACCGGATCGCCATGCGAAGCCCACGCTTGCTGATCCCTGCACTCTTTGCTGCGTCGTATGCTGCTTTGATCTCTAGCGAGATTTCGTCCTTATGCGCTTCAAGCTGGATGATCATGTTCGCCATTGTTCTTGCGGTGGTCATTCCCTGTCCCCCTGGATACGTCGAGACAATGCGGAAACATCGACAGATGGCTCTGGATCTGTCGAAGCGATCGGCACGACGCGAAGCGCCATTTTCTCTTGCCGACGAGGCAGCGTGTTCCGAACGAAGTGGAGCACATGCCGGTCGCTCTTGGCGCTGTTGCAGCCCATGCAGGCCGGTACGAAGTTCGCGATATTGTCAGGCCCGCCAGCGGTGCGCGGTACAACATGCTCGACGCACATAGTCTCGGCACTGGTGTCAGTTCCATCGACGGTGACGGGCTTGTCGCAGTAAGCGCACTTGCCGCCAGTCATGTTCCAGACTTCCCGCCTCACCTTTGGGTCAGAAAGAGAATGCTGGTTATGGCCGCGCACCTGTTCAATCTCAGAGCACTTGATACTGGAAAACGGAACTCGACTTTTCAGGTCTTCCATGACCGCATTGACGCTTGCCAATTCGTTACGGGCCGCGTGCGCATGCTTCTGAAGCACATCCATCACGGCCCGGTGAGTTGACCGATTATCAGCGTCCATTTGTCCAATAAGGACGCGAATGTTATCGATGTGAGACTCGGCATTATTCGCGATCACCGCCGGATGAACGTGCTCGCCTTTGACATTTGTCCAACCGTTGAAAAGCGAGTGCGAAAGCCGCACCACCTCCAACGAAATCTTTGCAAGGTGCTCTTCGCCAACGCCCCAAGAATCCATTCCGTCGATGAACTCTCCCAGTTTTTCAAGGTGGTTTTCCATCACGCAGCCTCCCCAGTGATGTTTCTAGGCATCCTGCGAACGCGAGGCGCGGGACTGGTAGGGGTGGGCCACCGTGAGTGCGTTTGGATTTCCTGCCAGTGCTGTGCTGCGCTGACGAGTTCTGGGCTGTGCTTGTCGAGGTGGTGCATCCACTCAGACCACGAGACATCCGAACTCCGAACCGTGAAGGTTGGCACTGCTGCCTTTGCCTTCAAATCAGAATTTGAAATCTTCTCTGAACGTTTAGTCTGATCGTTAAGTAGAACGTTCTTGTTGTGACCTCTGTGGATCACACCCCTGTGATCTCCTGGCGTCACAGGGGTGTGATCTGATGCGTCACACCCAGGTGTGATCTCTGGCTCACACGTCCCATCGTCCTTTTCAGGCTTCTGATCGTCAGAAAACGGGTCGTCTTTGCTGTCCATGACAAGGCGGTAATGGTGCGAGTATCCGGCCCGCTCGACCTTCTCGACCCAGCCCCATTCGATGAGGTCTGCAATCGCGCGGTTGACCGTCTCGCGACGCACGCCGGCCTCTGTCGCCATCGACTGCTGCTTCAGCCTTGCCCAGCCCGTGCGGTTCGCATGGTTGCCGAGCACGTTGGCGACGGCGATGTGACTGCGCTGCAAACGCGAGTCCTTCAGCAGCTCATGCGGGAGGATTGTGTACCGAGGGCCTTTCATGCCACGCGCGCCCCCTTGCGAGAGTTGCACGAGTGGCAAAGCGTCTGAAGGTTATCGATCGTCATGGCACCGCCAGCGCTCTCAGGCTGGACGTGATCGGCTCTCAGCATCGAACGTGTGCCGCAATGCAGGCAGGCGAAGCCATCGCGCTCAAAGACGGTCCAACGGAGGCTCTGCGGTATGACGGCCTTCTTCGATTTGCGCCTGGACGCGGGCTCCGCAAACTCGCCTGACGGATCAAGGCGAAGGTCGTCGCATTCGCCAGCGTGTTTATGCAGGAACGCTGCGCCTGCACGACGCGCGCAATGGTGGCAAAGCCCCATGCGGTGATATTCGGTTTCGGACCAGAACTCGGCCTGACAAACAACGCAGAAACACTGTGGGCGGCCGTATTCGTCCTTGGCGGGTTGCTTGCTAATTTCCACAAGTTGTGCCATATCAAATTCGTCCTTCGTGGTGGTTGGACACAGGTATTCGACCCCGGTAGCGCTGACCACGCCGCCGGGGTTTTTCTTTACGCTGCTAGAAGCTGCTGGCGGGCCGTTGCCCTCAACTGCTGGATACGTGCGAGAGACGCGCGCACATCGTCTGCACCCTCGACAATCCGTTCGATGACGTGAATGCCGCCGTTTGCAGAAGCGCTGGCAGGCGTTTTGACCTCGGTAGCGGCTGGGGTAGCCGACAGGGCAGAAGCCATGTCCTCGGCCTTGCAGAAGGCGATATAAAACGCTGCCGGTGACAGAACCGTCATGCCGAGAGCCAGCATGAACCCGATGAGGATCTGGCTGACCGTCAGCGTCACGTTGTCAGGC